CCCGTCACGTCGCCGCTTCACCTGGCGATCGCCCTGGCCGGTGGCCCGGCCGGCTTGGCCGCCAAGGTCAACGAACTGCGCCCGGTCGATTCCGTGCCGGTGCGGTCGCAGCACGTCGTGAACTGGCGCCGGCGCGGCCGCGTGCCGGCCGACTGGTGCCTGCTGATCGAAGCGGCCGTGGACGGACAGGTGACCCGCTACCAGCTGCGCGCCGACGTGTTCGGTGCCGCCCCGGCGCCGCGCGCCGAGTCCCAGCCCGACGTCGTCGGGCCCCCTGTCGATAAGGCTGCCTGAAATGTCACGCACGCTGGCTTCCCTGCTGGTGGTGGTCGTGGTGGTCGTGTTCACGGCGAGTGCCGCCGCGCGTGTCTGCCCGCTGAGTCACCGCAAAAAATACCGCGACAGCGTCCCCGGGCCCGCGCTGCAGGTCGAACGTGCGCAGCGCGGTGAAGCGGACGGCGGGGCTGGCGGTGGCGGGCGTGAAGGCCATGGGGCGGATGCTGAACTGGTCGCCCGGGTGATTGCATGAAGCCCGGGACTCATTTTCTGCCACCGCGGTCACAGGTCATTTACGGCCACACCCGCCGGATGCTGGCGGCGACGGCCTACTGCCAGCGCAAGTTCGCCATGGCGGTCGCAGAGCAATACATCGCGCTGGTGGCGGTCGACGACCGCACCGTGCCGTTCCGCTGGGGCGTGACCACGGATCAGCTGTTCGCGGCCGAGAAACACAACGCGCAGGTGCTGGCCCGCTTTATGTCGGGCGTGGTGAAGGTGCTGCCCGCGGACCTAGAGGACGCATGGGTGATGGCGCTGCCGGAGCCCTACCGCGGCGACTGCGAACGCGACCTAGCGCGCCGCCGTGGCCTGCTGACGGTGCGCTGTCCTGACGCCGCCGACTTCGGTGGCCCGGTCGGGCTTGCGGTATTGGCGCGCGAGTTCGGCCAGCTGGTCGAAGCGGCCGCGCCGGCGCTGGCCGACAACCGACTGGACGCTGCGGACATTCCGCACGCGCGTCGAATCCTGAACGAATCCGACGACCTGCTGGGGGCCGTGGCGTGTCTGCGGCAGCAGGTCAGCGAACTGCTGCAGCCCAACGGGGGGAAGTGATGCCGGACCTTCACGACGCGGTGCAGGAACTGGAGCAGCGCGAGCGCGACGCCATCGTGGCCAACCGTGTGCAGCAGAACGCGCAGGGCCTGACGCACTGCGAACGCGCCGACTGTCGCGAACCGATCGACGCCGCGCGCACGCGACTGGGCGCCCGCTTGTGCATGGATTGCCAGCACGAACGTGAAGCGCAGCAGGCGCATTTCGCGCAGTGGGCGAGGCGCTAACGATGGCCGCGCGCAAGCGCTTGCCCAGCGGGTTCACGCGTGGCTGCGTTGCGCCGCGTGCGCGCGACGCCGTGCACGTGCAGCGCATCCTGCAGGACCTGCAGGCGCCGATCGCGCCGCAGGATGCCGAGCAGGCACGCGCAGCGCTTGCACGCGTGCACCGCGACGAAGCGGTGCAGCAGCCTGACCTGCAGCTGGTGCGCGCGTGACTGACGCCCGCCCGCAACGGATCGACACCACCGCGCTGCTGGCCAGCGTCGACCTGGTCGCGCTGGTGGGCCGGTACGTCGACCTGAAACGGTCGGGCAATGAATGGCAGGGCCGGTGCCCGTTCCACAGCGAGCGCACGCCCAGTTTTACCGTGGTGCCCGGCAAGGGCTTCGCGCATTGCTTCGGATGCGGCGCGCATCACAACGCTATTGGGTTCGTCATGGCGATGACGGGCTGCGACTTCCGCGAAGCCTGCGAACAGCTGGGCCATCGCGAGTTCGCGCCAGCGATCGACACGCGCGTGCAGCGCGAACTGCCGAAGGTCGGCGCGAAGTGGCGCCCACTGATGCCGGTGCCCGACGACGTGCCCGACCTGATGCGCGCCGACGGCCGCACGGTGCCGATATGGAACCCGAAGCCCAAGCCACCGAAGCATCCGGCTGGGCGCATGGTGCAATTCCGCCCCACGCGCGTGGATGAATACCGCGGGTTCGACGGCCGGCTGCTGGGCTACGTGCTGCGCGTAGAGTTCCCCGACAAGAAAATCACCCCGGTGGTGACGTGGTGTGTGGGGCCGGACGGCGCGCAGCAGTGGTGCCTGTGTCCGTTCCCCGATCCGCGCCCGATGCAGGGGCTGGACGCGTTGGCCGATCCGCGCCGCCTGGCGGTGATCGAAAAGGCCGACGGCCGCCAGCGCTGGCAACTGGTGACGCCGGGCACGATCGTCGAACTGGCGCCGGGCGAACGCATCGTGGAAACGCGCGACCGCACCGTGCTGGTCGTCGAAGGCGAAAAGTGCCGCGCGGCTGGCGCTGGCGCGTTGCCGCAGTACGCGGTGGTTAGCTGGCCCGGCGGCAGCAAAGGGATCGGGCACGTGGACTGGTCGCCGCTGAGCGGCCGCGACGTCGTGCTGTGGCCCGATGCCGACGCCGCGGGACGCGACGCGATGCTGGGCTGGATCGACGCCAGCGGCCTGCTGCATCGCGGCGTCGCGCAACACGCACACCGCGCAGGCGCGAACAGCCTGCGCCTGATCGACACCACCGGCATGCCCAAGGGTTGGGACATCGCCGACGCGATCGACGACGAATGGACGCCGGCGCAGCTGCTGGCATGGGCCGCGAACCGCCTGGCCGACGTCGTCGTGGACACCGACCTGGAGCGCCCTGCGAAATGAGTGCCACCGTTGTCGCGTTCGACGGCGGGCGACCGCCGAGTGGGCCGCGGCCACCATCGCCGCCCGACGACTGGCGCGCGGACCTGACGCGTTCGAAGGAAGGCAACGTGCAGGCCACGCTGTCCAACCTGTTCGCGATCATCGAAAACGACGAAGCGCTGGCCGGGCTGTTCGGCCTTGATGAGTTCGCCAACCGTGTCGCGCTGCATCGCACGCCGCCGTGGCTGGGCTCGCATGGTGGCGAGTTCCGCGAACGCGACGCCAGCGAACTGGCCGGATGGCTGGGCAACCCGTTCGGGTATCGCATGGTGGTGAAGTCGTCGCTGGTGCTGGAGGCGGTCGAAACGATCGCCCGGCGTCATCGATTCCACCCGGTGCGCGATTACCTGCATGGCTTGGAGTGGGACGGCACGCCGCGCATGCGCCGGCTGTTCATTGATCACTGCGGCGTCGAGGACACCGAATACCACCAGCGCGTCGCGGAAATCCTGCTGCTGTCGGCCGCGGCGCGCATCCTGCGCCCGGGTTGCAAGGTCGACACCATGCTGGTGCTGGAGGGCCGGCAGGGCCTTGGCAAAACGCGCGTGACGCAGGTGCTGTTCGGCGGTGACCGCTGGTATATGGACGCGCAGCGCAGCCCTGCAGAAAAGGACTTTTATCAGGACATCGTTGGCAAGTGGGGCGTCGAAATCGGCGAAATGACGTCGTTTACGAAGGCCGAGGCCAACAAGGTCAAACAAACCCTGAGCGCCACGTCGGACACGTACCGGCCTTCATACGCGCGGTATTCCGACACCTTCCCGCGCCAGTGTGTGTTCGTCGGCACCACGAATGAGGACGCATGGCAGCGCGACCACACCGGTGGCCGCCGCTTCCTGCCCGTGCACGTGCAGCGCGTCGACGTGGACGCCATCGCTGCCGTGCGCGATCAGCTATGGGCCGAAGCGGTGCACGCCCTGGCGCAAGGCGCGAACTGGTGGGAACTGCCGAAGGAAGCGGCAAAGCAGCAGGACGATCGGTACCAAGAGGACGCATGGCTGCAGCCGATCAGCGAATGGCTGGCTGGCAAGTACGGGAAACCCGCATACGAAAACGTGCACTGCCACCCCACCACGGGCGAAGTGCTGGAGTGCACTAGCAGCGACGTGCTGTGGCGTGCGCTAAAGATCGACACGGCCCGGCACACGAAGCAGGACCAGATGCGCGTTGGCGCCATCTTCCAGCGCATGGAGTGGCCGAAGTATCGGCCGCAGCGCTACGGCGCACGCCTGTGGACGTACTACCGACCCGACGCGCCCGAGGCCACCGACCCGACTGGAGGCACCAGCAGTGCGCCAGCCTGATCGTCGCGGCTGGCCTGCCCAGCCTGTGCCCAACCTGCTGCCCAACCTTGCGCGCCAAGCGGGGCGCGGGTGCGTCCAACCGTCCAACCTTCCGCGGTATGCGCACGTGATCAGCAGCAGCCAGCAGGTCGGCGCTTCATCACCTGTGCCTGTGTGGTTGGACAGGTTGGACAGGTTGGACGGGGCGAGCAGTGGCGCGGGTTGCGGCGCGTCCAACCCGGTCGGCATGGGTTGGGCAGGTGGGTCGGCAGGCGGTCGGGGTCAGGCACGGCAGGGGGCGGGGGGTGGCTGCGGGTCCTCCTGGCGCCGGTTAACCGCGGGCCATTGGGCGCGCGATTTTGCGCAAGTGTCCGGCGAAATTGTTTGGTTAATCAGTGGCTTGCGGGTTAATTGAGGGGTTAACGTGCAGCAGGTAAACGCCACCGCCGACGAAATGACACAGGCCGAGTTCGCGGCCCTGCGCGGTGTAAGCGCGCCCATGGTCACGAAGTGGAAGGCGCAGGGCCGGCTGGTCCTGTCTCCCGACGGCAAGCGCGTGCGCGTCGCTGAGTCGATCGCACGACTGGAGGCGACCCGCGACCCCGCCCGGGGCGGCGATCGCACCGACAAGCCCGCCAGCGCGCCACAGGGCGCCAGCCAGCCTGCCGGCGGGCAGGTGCCACAGGCGGCCCCGGTGGTCGGCCTGATCTACACCGACGAAGCGGCGCGCGAGAAACGCGCCCGCGCCCAGCTGGCCGAACTGGAACTGGCCGAGCGCGCCGGCGAACTGGTGCTGGCCGCGAAGGTCGACGCCATCATGTTCGGGCTGGCGCGTGCCGGTCGCGAAGCGGTGCTGGCGCTGCCTGATCGCCTGGCCACCGTTCTGGCCGCCGAGTCCGACCCGACCGTGGTGCACGCCAAGCTGCTGGCCGAGTGCCGCAAGGTGTGCGCAGCGATGGCTGCGCCGGGCGTCGCAGCGCAAGCGCAAGCGGCGGCCGCGTGACCTTCGACCTGTCCACGCTGTCGGTCGCGATCGCCGACGCGCACGCCGTCGTCGAAGGCGCGTGGACGCGTGGCTGGGAACTGGCCGAACCGCTGGCCGTCAGCGCATGGGCCGACACGCACCGCTACCTGACGAAGGAAGGCGCCGCCGAACCGGGCCCGTGGTCGACGGATCGCACGCCGTACCTGCGCGCCATCATGGACGCGCTGAGCGACGAACACCCCGCCAAAAAAGTCGTGCTGATGAAGTGCACGCAGGTGGGCGGCACCGAGGTGCTGAACAACTTTGCGGGCTACGTCATCCACCATTCGCCGGGTCCCACCATGGTGGTGATGCCGACGGAAAAGCTGGCACAGCGCTGGAGCAAACAGCGCCTGGCGCCGATGATCAGCGCCAGCCCCGCGCTGCGCGGACTGATCGCGCCGGCGACGTCGCGCGACGGTGGCAACACCACCCTGATGAAGGAATTTCCCGGCGGCCTGCTGGTGATCGCGGGCGCGAATTCCGCCGCCGACCTGCGATCGATGCCGGCGCGCCGCATCCTCGCCGACGAAGTCGACGAATACCCCGAGGACCTAGACGACCAAGGCAGCCCGCTGGAACTGGCCGAGCGCCGCGCGTCGACGTTCGTGCGCCGCAAAGTGCTGGTGTGCAGTTCGCCGAAGCTGAAAGCCACCAGCGTCGTCGCGCGCGAATACGAAGCCAGCGACCAGTCGCAGTATTGCGTGCCGTGCCCGCACTGCGCGCTGCTGCAGCCGCTGGTGATCGACCAGCTGACAGAGGACGGGCAGTACCTGTGCGTGCACTGCGGCAGCCTGATCGCCGAGCATCACAAACCGTGGATGCTGAGCGAGGACAACGGCGCCCGCTGGATCGCGCGCAACCCCGGCAGCGACGTGCCGGGCTTCCACTTGAACGCCATGTACGCGCCGCTGGGCTTGGGCTACACGTGGGCCGAAGTCGCGGAAATGCGCGCGAAGGCGCAGCGCGACACGTCGCTGCAGGTGT